AGAGAGTACCAAGTTTCCAAAGACCTTGTTTGACGGGCAGCAGAAGCCGTACCTGTTACTTTAGCGATATTTTGAGTCAAAGCCTCTTCCATATCTCTTTTCACAGCTTTAGCCATGATAGCTAACTGGTGCGCCATTTCTGACCTCTTACCAGCAGCATCACTAGCTTCTTGCGATCCTGTTACTGTTGCATCTCTTGATGAGATCATACATACGTTAGATTCCCTTGTCGTAGCAGTAGAAGCTGATCTACTTAACTCAAAACCTTCAAGCTGTCCAGTTGAAGATGGAGTTGGTAGCGTTTCTGTTTGCCAGTCAAAGACTACATTGCTTACATTTGTCCTTCCAATGCTTGATAGAAAAGGTGTTTGTGATGGTGATATGTTGTAAATAATATCACTAAGTTGCTCTCTGTCAGCAGTGGCGGTGTAAGTATCAAAAGCATTAGTTACTTTTGCCATAATTTACTCCTAAATTACTTTAATAATTGTTTAAATACTTCGGCTGCATCTGATGTTTTACCAGTTTTAGCCAACCTTTCTCGTGCTTTTCTGACAGGTGTTACTGATTTTGGACGATTAGTAGTTCCAGGTCTTGCAACCCTAGCTTTCGCTTTTTGCGTTGGTTTTTTCTTCACAGCTTCAACTGTTTTACTGTTGAGCCATGCGTTTCTCAAACCAAGTAAAGCTCGGTAGTCATATACTGCGTCCATCTCTTGAGGTGAATAACCTAAGACGTTAATGCCATATTCACGAATAGCTGACTTTTCCTGCTGCGCTGTTTCAGGATTTTGCCATTCAGGTATGAGTTCTAAGAGTTTTTGTTGTCCTTCTTGCACCATTTGTGCGTATTGCTCTTGCTGTTTAGCAAATGCTTCTTCTTGAAGTCTTTGCTGTTCGGCTTGAGCAGCAGCCAATCTCTCTTTTCTATCATCCCAAATTTGCTTTTCACGAACATAACCTACGGGATCATCTTCATATAACTGTGTCCAATCTGGTTCGTTAGCCATCTCGCCCTGTATTTGGGCTTCCATCTTTGGTAACAACTGTGCATAAATAGCATCTCTCTCCGCAATCTCCTTTTCTTTTGTCTCAAGTGTTTTTCTTTGTTGAGACAAGTCTTGGGTTTTACGGGTGTAATCTTGCTGACGTGAATATCCGTTTTGGAGTTCCTCAAGCGTGACCTCTACTTCCTCTCCATCAACCCTGATGGTATATAAAGTGGGTTGCTCTTGTTCTTCTTCAATCTCTAATTGTTCATCGTCCTCGATTTCTTCGTCATATTCAATCTCTTCTTCGGATTCAGCAGCTTCTTCTATTTCTTCTGCTTCTTCTTCATAAGTATCATCTTCAATGACATCTACCTCTTCATTTGCTGTTTCTTCGACTTTATCCTCTTGCGGAGTCAAAAAACTCTCAAGTGACTGGGTAGCACTTTCTAAGTCTGTTTGTAATGCAGTCGGCTTTGCGGTGTTGCTCATAAACTCTCCTTATAAAATATAAGGACATTTTATACGAATTTAAAAGACAAAGTAAACAGTTAGCCGATAGTTCTAACTTTATTTATGTTTGCTTTGGTGAGCTTACCTTTCTCTGCAATGATGCGCAGATGTTTTTCTATTTCTGGTAACAATAAGATTGACTTATGTAAGTTTTCTCTTGCATCTACCTCATCTGGTTTTTTTGATGTTATCCAAGCTTGTAAGTATTCCTTTTTTAGATTTTCTAAAGATAGTTTGAATACATCTGATTCTAGTATTCTTTCTGCCTCTGATGCTTGTCTTACTTCTTTTTCAGTAACCATTACAAAGCACCAAGTAATCTACGAGTTCCGCCAGTTCTAATTGGTGAAATAATATTTTCAATATTCAGTATTGGGTCTTGTGGAACTGTAAAGTTTGTCATAACAGGCATTGTTGGAATCACTGGTTCTCTTTCTAATATCGGTACTGGTAATGTTGGAAAACCAAGATTTACAGGTATGTCTGGTATAAAGGGTATCTCTCTTCCTACAGGTTCCATGACTGGCAGATTGACTGGTATTTCAGGTTGTATTGTTGGCAGATTGACTGGTATTTCAGGCTCAACAACTGGCATCATGGGTTGAACCATAGGCATAACTGGCTCTGGTGAGGGTGCTGGCATGCTGGTTACAGACGTTTCATCAAAAACAGTACCGGCTGGCATAGGTGTTCCCATTCCCATTGGCAAGCCTAAGTCTGCACCAGTCATACCAACACTTGTATCACTTACAGAAGGAAAAAAAGTTGTTTCTTGTTGTGTAGTTCTAGGTGGTGTTATTGTTCTTGGAACAAAGGGTGTAGCTCCTTCAGCTAAAAAGCCCATAGGCTGATCGGGAGAAAAACTCATACCAGGAGCTACGACTTGTTCAAATGGAATACCGCCAGCTATTTGTTGTGCGTAGGCTTGACCGCTTAACAGCCCACCACCAATGCCTTGTCCACCCGCTAGATTAGTTCCGCCAAACCCTGCACCACTAGAGTAAAATTTATCTCTAGCAGCATTTCTCTCATTGGGGTTAAGATATATATATGGTTTGGCGGAGTCGGGAACTCTACTATAGCCTTCTGTGGTTTGTCCTTCTTCTCCGGTAACAGGATCAAACCAGAAAAATCTCATTGAGTCTATATACTCACCTTCTAGTGCCCTTTTTCCAACGTCACTAAATGCAAACGGATCGTAATTTTCTTCTGCCATAGTTTTATTCTAGCATTATGTTACTTTTGATGGCAAAGATAAATCATCAGCAGTTTCTAAAAGATTGGCATTGTAGATAGCCCTTCTGCCTACTTGTTTGGCATATTTAGAATCTAGTAAGTTCTCTGCTGCACCCTTCCAGTTTTGTTCTTGTAAGTCACGTAACATATTTTGAAAGTTAGATATGCCGGGTACTCCCATATTGAAAGCTAAATCCATCATAACTAATTTAGGTCTAGGGGGTAAATCTTCAAACCAATCCCATCTAGCTTGCAGTTCTTCTTGTACTATTTTGATGTCGTTAGCAAGAAGTATCATAGCTTCATCCTCTGATATACCTCTATCGTCAAGGTTTCTGCCTACTCCGATGGTAGTTTTACCACTCGTGCATAAGTAGGGTTTTGTCGTTAGACCTTCAAACTCAATTAGATGTTCTGTGAGTTCTTTAATCATTTTTATCGCTTGATTGTGACGCACCAAAATAAAAACTAATGATCGCCGATGCCAAACCGCCTAAATATCCGAGCACAAGAGAAACTATAGTGTCTGAGTTTTGATCGGGTGGCATAAGCGTGACTGTAAATATATAACCGAGAAAGCCAACTATGATTAGAATACCAACTATTCTGCTTGTCCAATCTTTTGAAAAAGCCTTCCTAGCATCTTGTATGTCCTCTGTCTCAAGCTTAAATACATCTACCTCAAGCTCTTTCATTTTAACTTCAAAGTCGGTTTCTGCTTTCTTGAGTTCAAGCATTTGCTCTGGTGTAGCATTATCCATAGCTTGCTGTATTGACTTTGAATCATTCTTACAACCCAATACATCTGCAATCATGTTTGCTGCCATACCACCCATCGGGCCACCCAATGCTGTTCCAAGCGTAGGAGCAACTGTGCCCACAATGTTTTTTAGTAAATCTTTCATTTTGTTTTGTGTGTTTTTACTACTTCAAATTCTGCGGTTTGACTTGCCCCATCATGGGGCACAAACTTACCCTTGTTTTTCATAAGCTTAAAAGTTCTACCACTTTTCATAAAATGAAAACCTTTTGGTGCTTTTACTTTCTTCTTCACTTCTTTTTCTTTTTTCTGAGTTTTGCGAAATCAGCAGCAGTAATTTTATTTCTAGGCTTTGCAACTCTAGCTAATTTTTTTTGTTTTGGTGAGTATTTTTTAGATGGCATATTGTTTCTCTCTTTTTTTGCTCTAATAAAAATTTCCAAAAATATGCGGTTTGTTTTCTTTTATCTTCCGCACTTAACTTTTTTACCACTAATACCTTTTCATCCTAGTGACTTTTACCTTTTTCTTTTTCATTTTAGGTTTCATTGACTTTTTATTTTTATGTCCAGGCATATTTTCTCCTTATATTGTTTGTTAAGTAATTTATAACAATTCTAACCCATATTTGTAAGAGATAGCACTATTCTTTAAATATTTTTATCCAGAAGTTTGCATGATAGTTATGGTTGTTGATGAGCCTCCGTTTATTTTTACTACATTAGACACACCATCTTGTACCAATATAACTGTATAGCTGCCAGAGCCGTCAAGATTTAGTTTGGCACTTTGGCTAACTGTTCTGTTAAGACTGATATTTTGACCTGATACTATTGTTGTTATCTGTGTATCTTTATCTTGACCAATCTCTGTACCAGTTATTCTAATACCTACACCACCTTGTTGGAGTGCATCCTCTTGTTTTTCTATAGCTAGTGCGTCCAACACATTTAACAAGTCCTCAAGAAAGTTTACGTCTAAATAGTTGACATCTAGCTCAGTAAACTCAAGTTCCTCCTCTGCATCCAAAAAATCCTCATTCAAGTAATCAATATCAAGATCATTGAAATCTAAATAGTCTGCCGATTTAGTTTGTTCTTCTTGCCCTGTTATGTCTGTTGTTTTTTTTGGAGGGTTTACTATCAACATATTGTCTATCTGATCTAGTGTTATA